TGGACACCTGTAAACAATGAGAGTACGACATGGCTGAAAGCCGCTTAACCTTTACTGAGTGGTTGCCTGACCAGCCTGGCTCTGTGGGTGCGCTCACAAAGGCAGAGAATGTATATCCCAAGGCCATCGGCTACGGGCCATTCCCTACTGAGGTCGATTACTCTCAGGCTGCGTCCGAAAGTCTGGTCTCTGTTGTCGCTGCTAAAAACAATGTAGGCACGACAAGTATCTTTGCGGCAAGCCCGACGATCCTCTACCTGCTCGATTCAACCGACTTGAGCCTAGATAATGTGTCGGGTGCGACCTACGACCAGACGGAAAGGTGGTACTTCACTCAGTTCGGGAATACCCTGATTGCTGCTGGCTCACCGAACACCCTTCAGGCGTATGACCTGACGACTACTGGAACCTTTAGTGTACTGAGTTCTAACGCTCCAGCAGCTAAGTATGTGACGGTGGTGCGGGACTTTGTGGTGACAGGCAACCAACCCTCCAACCCGACTCGGGTGCAGTGGTCAGGGATCAACGATCCTACTACATGGACGAGTTCTGCGGTCACTCAGAGTGACTTCCAAGACCTGCCTGACGGTGGTGAGGTTCGTGGGGTAACGGGTGGTGAGTTCGGACTCGTTCTCTGTGAGCGAAGCATTTACCGGATGTCGTATGTCGGTACACCTCTGGTCTTTCAGTTTGACAACATCTCTCGGAATCTTGGGTGTTATGAGGGCAACTCTGTCGTGCAATGGCAAGGGATTACCTACTTCCTTGCTGACGACGGGTTTTATGCCTGCGACGGACAGAATGTCGTGCCAATTGGCGCAGAGAAGGTCAACCGATACTTCTACACTCGGCTCCTCGAGGCAACGATTCAGAACATGAGTGCCGCAGTAGACCCAGAGAGGAACCTGATTGTCTGGGGTTATCCGGTGCTTGATAACACTTACGAGCTTTTGGTGTACCACATCGTCACTAAGCGCTGGTCTGTGGTGGAGTCCACGGTATCGAGGGTCGCAAGTAGCTCAACGCCTGCGGTATCTCTAGAGGGATTGGACGCATATTCTGCGAGTATTGACGCTCTGGGTACATCTTTGGATTCTAGGGTGTGGCTTGGCGGCAAATTGAGTCTTGCGGGTGTGTCTGGGACTAAAATTATCACCTTCTCAGGCGAAAATAAGACTGCAACTATCGAAACTCCCGATGTCGGGGAGGGAAAACAGACGATGGTGACGCTTGTGAAGCCTTATGTGGACGGTGGCAGTGCTTCGGTAGCGGTGGCAAGTCGTCAGACGCTAGCAACTACGCCCAGTTTTGGGAGTTTGACTGCTGCGAGTGCTGAAAATCGGGTTGCACTCAGGAGCGTAGGCAAGTACCATAGATTTCGGGTATCTCCCTCTGGAGATTGGGAGACTGCCATTGCGATTGATGTAGATACTCAGCCTGCGGGGATGCGGTAATGTTCCGTAGGCTACCTCCGATTGGTGGCGATCCTCGAAATGTCGCAGAGATCGTCAACAACATCATGGATGGCAAGACCAACAACACAGGGACTATCACCCTGGCGACTGGTAACGCCACCTCTACCACCCTTTACGACGCTCGTATCTCACCGGATACAAAGATCGTCCTTATTCCTTTTTCCAGCGCCGCATTTGAAGACACTGCGCCTTATGGTGAGTTCAGGAATGACACGGATCAGACTGCTCCAGGTGCGGGAACGACTGCGATTGTGTCGTGGGATGTTACCGAAGAGTCCAACGGGGTTTATCTCAGCAACACCTCACGAATAAATGTGAGGAACGCTGGAACTTATCAGATTGACTACTCGCTGCAACTGCAAAACTCGAATAACGACGGTGAGTACGCAGATGTGTGGGTGAAGAAGAACGGCAGTGACATTGCGAACACGGCAAGAAGGTTCTTTCTGCCTGCTCGTAAAAGCACAGGTGACCCTTCTCACACGGTAGGGGTTGGGTTGTACGCATTTACACTAGCTGCGGGTGATTATATTGAGATTGCGGGTGCGGTGAGTAACACAACCGTGACTCTGGAGCATTTTGCTGCGGACGGGACGGTTCCTCGACCTGCAATCCCTGCGGCAACAATTAAAGTTCAGTTTATTGCACCACTGGCGTATTCAAATGTGTATGTATCTGCTCAACAGAATGGGCAGGCAACGATTAGTCACTACGCTAACTCTACCTCTGACAAGACTTACGCTTACATTCTCGTAGGATAAAAAAATGGCAATTACGATTCCCCAATCTCTCGCAACTGGTACTCCAGAGCAGAAGGCTCGTGCTTACGCAACCCTGCGTAACCAGAACTACACTGATGCTCAGATTGTTGATGCAATCAACAAGACCTTTGGTCAGCAAGCACCTGGAGACATTGCTTATCTTCAGAATCTTGCCCAGCCATTTATCCAAACTCAGTCTTCGGTGGCATTCCCGACTACCGTGACTTCGATGAGTCCCCAAGAGAAGATTGATCTCTACCAGAATCTTCGTGGACAAGGGTTCTCGGATGCAGACATTCGGGCAAGAGCTTCTCAGATGTTCGGTATTCAGTCGGATGCAGACTGGAACTATCTGACTAGTCAGGCTGGCGGCACTCCTACCCCTACCCCTACCCCAACACCTACACCGACTCCGACCCCAACACCTACTCCTACGCCTGGGACTATTCCAGCAGGGACGCTTACAGACCCACTTGCAGTAGTCGGAGAATCAAAGATTGATCCTACGATTGCTCCTTATCTTCAAGAGGCATTAGGTCGTGCTAGGTCTCTGTTCCTTACGGGCCAACAACCTACCCTCTACCCGGGGCAGATGTATGTCTCCCCCAGTGAGCAGACCCTATCCGCACTCTCTTCACAAGAGGCTCTCGCAAGGGCAGCACAACCTACGCTAGAGGCTGCACAACAAGCCTATATGCAAGGGCTAGGTGGCCTTTCTGCAACGGCACTCGGTGGCTTCCTGACAGGTTCACCTTACCAACAACAGATGATTACCGCAGCAGCCCGTCCGTTGGTGCAGCAGTTCTCCGAGTCGGTGGTTCCTGGCATCTCCTCACAGTTCTCTCGTGCAGGGCGTTACGGATCAGGAGCAATGGAGAGGGCGCTGGGAACGGCATCGGAGTCGTTTGGTCGTGCGCTCGGTGATGTGACTGCAAACATTGTCGGACAAGACTACGCTCGTGAGCGAGGCTTCCAGCAACAGGCCATTGGCGCACTCGGTACTGCTGCTCAACAGGCTCCTCAGATATTCGGTCAACAGTTCCTACCTTCTCAGGCTTTGGCTCAAGTTGGCGCACAGAGAGAAGCGATTGCAGGGCAACCTCTACAAGAGGCCATCCAGCGTTACAACTTCGCACAACAGTTACCCTACTCGCAACTCTCGGGTTATCTGTCGAGCGTTTACGGAAGCCCTCTGGGGAATCTTCAGCAAATGCCTAACACCCAGAACTCTGCACTGCAAAACATTGGTGGCTTATTGTCGGGTGGTGCTGCTCTGTTCTCGGCACTACCTTCTAACACTAGGAATCAATTTGGCAACTTCCTGTCAGGGATATTCGGATAATGGCATACACCAACATTCGCTTTGTTCCTGGGCAGAACTTCGGTGACTCCCAGACAGAAGACCGTTACTTTGGTATTGACTCTGAAACCGGAGAAGAAGTAGAGCTTCTCAGCACCCAAGACTATGGCGCTGGATTTGGCCCTGAAGGTTCGGCATTCATCGCAAAGCCAAAGGGAGACTGGTACAGGTCTGATTCTGGAATCTTCAAGCCTTTTGAGGCCGTTGATGCAGAGGGTAATGTCATCGGCACTTGGAATCTTCAGAAGAATGAACTAAGTGACTTCTCCAAGTATGGTGGGGCTGCAATCCGTACTGCTGCGAATGTTTTGGCTGGTCGTGCTTTAATGCCGTTTCTTACAGAGTCGCTTGGCTTAGAGAATATCTTTGGCACTACGCAAACAATGCCATCAGGCTTTGATGCTGATGCGGTTATTGATGCGACCAGACTAGCCAACGAAGGTCTGAGCCAACAACAAATTGCACAGATTCTTGGGCAACAGTATTCATTTGACCCAACGCTTGCCTCAAAGATTGCACAAGTTGGTTTTGACAATAGCTTTGGCGCATTAAACGCTACACGCCTTGCGGAGATCACTACAGACCCCAATGCGATCCAGCAGAACCTTATTGCGGCAGGTATTGACCCCAGCATTGCAGCAGACTTGGCACAACAAGCTGCTATGGGCTTGGATGCAGCTACGATTGCCAATGACCTTGCGAACTTCTACCAAGGTTCTCCTGTATACACCAACGCAGGTCTGCTACAGGGTGGCTCTACACTCGATGAGTTCGGCAAACAGATCAGTACCATCTCATCTACTGGGGATGCGGTAAATCTTGTAGACCTTGCTAAAGGTGTAAGCAATATCGCAGACGCACTCAACCCAACTCAGCAACAACCTGTCGTTATTGGTGGTGGTGGCGGTGGTCGCCCACAGGGTGTGGACTTCTCTAATATTCTCGGACTACTGACAGGTAAGGCATCTCTGTTACCCGCAGCGCAACAATATCAAAGAGGGCTATTAGGCTAATGGATGAACTACTACAGGGCTTGCTCGGGCCTGAGAGATACGAGCGCACATCTCAGCAGGCAAACCTTCAGGGATTGATGAATCTTGGTCAGGCATTGATTCGTGCTGGTCAGGGTGGTCAAGGGGGCCGTGTAAGCACCCTAGCGGGTCTAGGTATGGCTGCACCTGCGTACATGCAGGGAAGGCAGCAAGCGTTTGACCAGACCCTGCAAGACATCCTTCGGCAGACTCAAGTGCAAGACCTGCTACGCCAGAGGCAAGAGCAAGAGATGGCTCGTCAGCGTCAATCGCAAGTTCAAGCTGCAATGCAACTCCCAATGGATCAGCGTATCCCTGCCCTTCAAAATCTTGGAGCGTATGACCTTATCAAGAATATGGCTGAGTCGCAGACTGCGGTTCGTCGTTCTGGTTTGCTTCGTCAACCTGGCGTGGAGATGGAAAATCCATTCCAACCATTTACTTTGGCAACTAGCCCAGGTGTTAAGCAACTTGCAGAACAGTACATAAAGAGTTTTGAGCAGGGTGTTCTGACTGAGGAGCAGGCAAACCAAAGAATTCTTGACCTTCAGCGCATGGAGGATGCTTTTATCTCTAGGACTGAATCTGCTCAAGAGCGCAGAGATCGAGAGGAGCGTGATCGTCTAGACAGGGAAGAGCGTAATCGTCTTGCCAAACTTGAGCGTGAGCAAAGAGATTTATTGTCTAGGCAAGAACGCCAACAGAGAGATGCTCTGGCTAGACAAGAGCGTGAAGAAAGACAAGCGGCAGCAGCGCAAGAGCGTGAGACAAAGAGGCTAGAAGGAACAGAAGGACAGAAGTTGTCTGCTGGTTTTGCTGATCGTATGGTTAGGTCTCAAAACATTCTTAATACACTTGAAGGTGCAGGTGTTGGATTGCCAACCACCATTACTTCTATTGCAGGTGGTATTCCTTTTATTGGTGGATATGCAGAGCGACAAGTTGCAGACGCTAATCAGCAGCGCTACAAGCAGGCTGCAATGAACTGGATTCGTGCCAATCTGCGTAAAGAGTCAGGTGCTGCCATTGGTGTAGACGAGATGGAGAAAGAGTATGAGACATACTTTCCTCTTCCTGGTGATGATCCAGATACTATTGAAGCCAAAAAAGATGCTAGAGACGCAACGACACGGGCAATGATAATTAACGCAGGCCCAGTCTTTAAGATGCCTGAGTTGCCTCCGGTCACAATCTCTGGCGCTCAACCAAAAGTTCGGAGGATTAACTAATGCCTACATACGAAGTTGATCTGCCTGGGCGTGGAACTGTTAGAGTTCAGTCTGCTCGTGAATTGACTGACCAAGAAGTTATTGAGCAGGCGACTAGACAATCGCCAACTCCTGTTCGTGCTGCTGAATTTGGACCAGGACGAGCAGCCCTTCAAGGACTTACTTTTGGTTTATCTGATGAGGCAGAGGCTCAAGCTCGTGCAATGCTTGGGCAAGGAACTTACGAACAGAATCTAGCGGCACTGGCTGCTGGAAAGCGTAAGTTTGAACAAGAATCTCCCATTGCCTCATTTGCGTCTGAGTTGGCTGGAAGCCTTCCTCTTATGTTAGCTGGTGGCGCTGCTATTCCTCGTGCAATGCAGATGGCAGAGCGTGTTTTGCCTGCGCTTCAAAGAGTTCCCACCATGGCATCTAGGGTTGGTGGTGCTGCGACAACTGGTGCGGCTACTGGTGCAATTACGGGCGCTGGAACTGCCGAGCCTGGACAACGCATGGTAGGCGCTCAAACTGGGGCTATGATTGGTGGTGCATTAGGGCCAACTGCCGCAGTAGCACCTAAAGTTGTTGGTGCATTTCCTGGTGTTAGTTCTGCCGTTGAAATTGGCAAAAAGGCAGTAGGACTAGGCGGAGACTCTACTCGACAGGCAAACATTAAACTTTTGCAAGCCCTTCAGCGTGACGGATTTACCCCACAAGAAGTTGCAGACAAACTTGAGAAGATTCAAAAGTCTGGTTATAAGCCAGAGACCATCATCGAGATGGGTGGCGAAAATACTCGTAGGCTTGCGGATGTAGTTGCACAGTATCCTGGCGCATCTCAAATGGCTGCCACTCTTGCAGAGGAGCGAGGAACTGGTCAGGCGCAGAGGGTTCTTACAGATTTTCGTGAGGCTTTCCGTGTAAATGCTGACGCTACAGACCTTGCAGAAAATCTTATAAAGTCTAGAGACGCTGCGGCTACCCCGTTATACAGAAAAGCATACAGTGAAGGTGGAGTTATTCCTTCTGAGCCGTTTAATGACTTTCTAAAACTACCTGCTTTTAAAGACGCATACAACCGAGCTAGGCGCATTGCTCAGTATGATGGTGTTGAGTTGCCGCCCGATCCAACGAAGATGGGTGACCTTGGAGGCTTTGATCTAATGACACTTGACTACATCAAGAAGGGTCTTGATGAGGTTTTGTTTGTCAGCAAGCAGCCTGGAAGTGGTCTTGGTAAAACAGAGATGGCAAAGATCAAGCAGCGACGAAATGAATTTGTGGGTCTAATAGATGAGCTTGGCCCAGATTCTTATAGGGCTGCTCGTCAGGCATTCGCAGGGCCAACAGAGGTCATGGATGCTATTGACCAAGGAAAAGATTTTGCAAAACTTGACCCAAAACAGATTAAGAAGTCTTTGGACGCAATGACATCAGCAGAAAAAGAGGGATTCAAGATTGGTGTTTATGATGCCATTCAAACGAACATCTCTAAGGGGTCTGATGGCAGGGATGTTTTGAGTAGAGTTTGGGGCAATGAATTCAAGCGTAAGCAAATTCAATCAATGCTTGGCGCAGATGAGTACAACAAACTTACCGCCCAGCTTGCTCGTGAGAAGTTGATTCGTCAGACTGACGCAAAGATGATGGGTGGGTCTCAAACTCAACCAAGGCAAATGGCAACTAAAGAGTTTGAGGGTGAAACTGAGTTAGTTCCGTCGATGATTCAGCGTGGGCCTGTAAGTGGTGGAATTGACTACTTGCTACGATCAATGACTGGGCCTGGTCAGCGAAATGCAGAGGCTCTCGCCCCAATTATCTATTCAAGAGACCCAAGTCAAAACATTCAGAACCTTCGTCAACTTCAGAGACTAGACGAAATTTTGAGACAAGAGGCAGCCAAAGCCGCAGGTGTCTACGGTGTGGCTGGTGGACAAGTAGGACTTTTAGGAGAGTAAAGTGACACGAGCAAAAATTAGCGAATACGACGCTTCCGCAGCGAATAACACCGATGTAAATGGTGTAAACATTGCGGAGGGATGCCCACCTTCGTCCATGAACAACATGGGCCGTGAGATCATGGCGGCTCTCAAGCGATTCGAGACGGGTGCAGACGGTGACTCTCTCACTGTCGGTGGCAACT